TAGTGGAAGTTAGAAAAGGGGGCACGCCCGAAATGGCGGGGACATGGGCAAACGATGCCAGAATTGCCGTTCGCTTTGCCCAGTGGCTCGATATGGACTTTGCCATTGCCGTTGACGAGCTAATTTACAAGGTGCTTACCAAGCAAGCCGTGGTTACCGAGCCGTTTATGGGCGTGTACCCCTTGGTTATAGGGCACAGAGCCTACTACTGCTACCTCGATGTGCTAAAAGCCCTTAAGCTAAGCACCCGCAGCGGCAGCGTTGCCGAGCGTAAGGTACGTTTTACCAGCCAGTTTAAGCAGTGCCACAACCGCAACTTTATTACGCTCGATTTTTGCCACTACCTAAAGCAGCTAAGCACGGTGCGCCAGCTTGAACTTGAGTTTACCCTGGCGAAAGGAGGCCGAGTATGATTACCGTAGCAAGCGATGGCCGTTTTGTGGTAGAGTTTAGCCCCCACTTTACGGGCGAGGATTGGCTTAACCGCGTGCGCGGGCTGGTAAACCTGCTTAAAAACGTGCACGAGGACTTTTTATACAAGGAGGATGTTTACCAAGCCCTAGGTATGCTCGAGGACATGCTACCCGATGACGACAGCGCCATTGCCATGTTTAAGGCGCTGGGGGTAAAACCGCCTAGCAAGCATATACCCACCTAACGAATACTAAGGGGTTGGCCACAGGTCAACCCTTTAGTATTTTTTTTAGTTCCCTGGTGGTTATGGCCTTAACCTTTTTGTCGAGCACGGCGCTTTTGCCTATAAACTGCCGCTTGGGTATGGTAACGTTGCGGTTGCGCCCCGCCGTGGTAGTGCCCTCGTTGTGGGCAGCGGCGTAGTCCTTATCGGACCCTGCGCCCATGGTATCACCCTTAATGGTAACCTCACCCGGCATGGCTTTGTAGTCAACTGATCGGCCAAGGTCGCCCGTTGCGCCAGTTAGTATTGGGCGCGAGGCGGCGGCACGGTCAACCCGCTTAGGGTTGGTGCGGCGCTGCACGTCCTGCCACTTAACTAGCACCTGATCGGTAAACCCCTCATTCTGGAAACTATCCTTAAAGTGCGCCACGGCCTCGGCGCCCACAAGGTTTGGCAAAACCCTATCGAACCACTGCCTAAACTCGGCATTGCTCTGGCGCAGTTGCCTAATATGCTCCTCGGGTGTCATTTTTTTTGCGGTTTAATTTGCATTTCAATGGTTTTTAAGCGTATATTTGTAATCTCAAGCCGCGATAACTTCAAGGCCCCACCTAATGCCCTACCAGCGCAAGCTGTTAGGGCATTAGCCCTTTAATAAGGTTAACTAAGGCGGAGCGGTTTAAATCTTTTGCCGTTACAACAATACTTTTCTCGCCAAAAACAAGCCAGCATTCAACTACCCTACCGCTAGTAAAATCGTTGCTTCGGTTTAATATCTTACCAACAACTTTATTTACATCTAGCGGTCGAGACGTGTCGAAGTGCTCGTTAAAATCAATAATAACCGATTTGCACCCTTGCCTACGTAAAGCCTTGTTAAACCCGGTTGCAATACCACTATACCCCTCAATTCGTTTGGCATCGGCAATAAAGCCGTTTAGCAAGTATTCGGGATTTTTCACACCAACAACCTCGGAATGCGCTCTTATCAGCAAAGACTCAACCTTAGCGTTAGCCGCCAATATGCGACCTGTTAAGATGTTTTTGCTAAGTTCGTTATTATCAGCCATTACGCTAATTTGCATCTTGCTTAGCTGGTTGGGATAAGTGAAAGTGCCAACCTGCTCGGGTGTAAGCTTGCTTTTGGCTATGTAGGTGACCTTGTCGGTAATAAGCTGGAAAGTTTGCGCTGGGTTGCCCTCTAGCCCTGGTGCGGGTTTAACCCATTCACTTTCGGTTATTGGTCCCGTGGCGGTTTTGGCGGTTTCAATCCAGTCGCATTTGCAGTTCCAAAGGTTACCCGGCTGGTTGCTAACCCAAAACGGGTGCGACTTGGGCAACACCATATTTTCGTACTTTAAATGTTCCTCGCGCGGGCTTGCGCTGCGTGTTCGTATCCATTGTAGGTTGGGCAGTGCCTCGGCTCGCTCGGCAAATTTTGCAAACTGCTTGGCAGTTCTAGCTCGCGAAACGGTGGTGTTGTATTCAACAGCCTGGTATCGGTTAAAAGTTTTGAGAATGCTCTTGCCCACCTCGTTAAACTCTTCGGGTTTTTTTGCTCTTGCCCGTTCTAACACCCTAATGACATAATCAGCCTTGTTTGCAGCAAATCGGCTTACATTCTTTTCGAATCGGAATAGGTATTCCAACTCATCCCTACCGGTAGCCGTATGCTTATATACCTGCCCCACCCCTTTTCTGAGGTTAGTGCCGTACAGGTCGAATAGCTTTGCCCTTGCCTCTTCAACCCTGCCACTTTTAAAATTGGTAAATGCATCTCTTAAATCGCCTGCGGCGTTTAGGTACTCCGATTGAATAAAACGCTCAATACCCTGCCGCCTACAGGTTGGGCACTGCTCGGCATAGAGTTGCTCCAGTTCAAGCCCCGGCACCCGCTCGGTGGTTGCGGGGCTTAGAAAAAAAAATCGGACAGGTCGCCGCTAACCCCCTTACCTCCTTTTAGCAATTGGGGCGCAACCTCACGGCGTGGCTCGCTCTCGTCAAGTGGTGTGCCGTAAAACTCTTCAATGTACTCGGGCTTCAAATTGTAGCCGCTTCGCAGTAACACCTCGTCAATCTTAATTTTTTCAAGTGGGTCCATCTCGTCGCGGTCGGCAACGCTAAGGTAGTATCCCTCGGGAATGTCGAAGTTGTGCATACGGAGGATAGGGAAAAGGTCATCGCTAACCCAGTCCTGCACGTCCTGTATATCGGCCGAAATAATCTCGTTGAGTATGGCAAGGTGCACCGTGGCTTGGCTTTGGCTGCTGCCGTCGTCCATAGTCATGGTTTGCCCATTAATGCCCTTGCTTATCTCGTAGTTAAGCGCCCTAACTTTTTGGTAAAACACGTTAAAGGCATCGGCCTGCTTATTCTCCTTAAGCTCAATATCTACCTGCTTGTCGAAAATGGCGTACGATGCCGTTCCCATGGTTTCGAGCCACGACTGCAGGTCGTCTCGGTGCTTGGGCGTGTTAATCATGGTGCGGGCAATGCGAATGGGCAGGCCGTATATCTGTTCAAATTGGTCCCACGACGCCCACGAGTGCCGCTTATATATGGTTAGCGGGGCAATCCGCTCCAGCACTCCAATGGGGTCGCCCCCAAGTTCTACGTAAATAAAATACTTGGGAAACTCGCGGAAGCTAATTGCCTCGGAGTTGGGGTCAAATGAGTTTTTAACCAGGATTCCCTTTTCGGGAATAACGTTTTCGCGGGGCAAATCAATAACCTCACGGGTGGGTAGCTCTAGGTCGGACACGAACATAAGGCTATAGCCATAAAATTTGCTCTCGAGCGCGCGCCTTACTATTGCCCTAAACCAGCGTGTTTGAATTTGAGCTGAGCGCTTGGTGTCTATATTGCCCTCGGTATCCTTTATGGCATAATCCTTGTTAAGGGTTTTGAGTATGCGGTTCTCAATGGCGCCCTGCAGGTGGTTATCAAGCATAGCGTCCTTGTATAGCTGCTGTATGGGGTATGTAATGGGGTTAAAGGGGTCGCGGCGCATGGCCCTTGCCGTTACCCAGTCGCTAATTTCCTTTCGGTACAGCGTTTCATACAGCCTAAAGTAGTCAATTTCAAATGCCGAGCCGCCTCGCGTATCCTGCAAGGGCGGTTTTTTGCCAAACTTGCCAGGCGATTTTGTTTGTGCGAGCGATGCCGTTTTTGGCCTGCGTCTTGCGTTTTGTTGGGGATTGCGGTTGTAGTTGTTGTCGCTCATAGCTAATAAATTGACGTGTATTGTTTGTTTCCTCCAAAGCGGGTTTCGCCAGTAGTGCCCTCGGGCTCGGTGGTTGGGGGTATGGGTGGGAGCGTTTTGTCGGCCATTTCGCCCGAGTTTAGCTCCTCGAGCCACTTCATGGCCTCGTTGTATCGGCGGGCAGCCACGGCATTCTGCTCTCGGGTATGCCGTTCGTAAATTTCGTATATAACTATATCCTTAAGTCGTTTGAGTACGGTTTTATGCCTTTCGTGACCCTCGGCGGCGAATATGGCGCTGGTATCATAGTAACGGCTTAAATAGCCTGTCATAAGACTTATGCTCTCGTCAATAATATCTTCAATTAGCGCGTAATCTGGCCCCGTTAACTTATCAATTACGGACATGGTGGCCACGGTGCCCAGCTCTGTTTTTATTAAAAAAGCCATTTAGTATCCTCCTATTTTTCGTTTGCCAAATGTTGGTTTCGTATCCTCATCTTCACCCATACTTATATAGCCTTGTGCTTGTAAAATGGCATCGGCCAGCGCATCGGGAAAGTCGACCGGGAACTTGCTACCCTTTTCAAAGTTAAGTAGCTGCTCCTTGGCTTCGCCCCAGTCGGGGTTTTTGTCCAAGTCCTCGCTAAAGTCGAGTACCCCGGATAGCAGCGCACCCACCAGCACGGTATCAATTTTTGTATACTTATCGGTAGTACTCTTCTGTGGTAGTGGTATTACGCAAGATTTGTGCTTACGGGCTGCCCTAAGTATGGTTTGAGAGTACACGGCCTCCTGTGCCACGCTGGCGTCGTAGTAAAAAAGCACCGCCCCGTTAAGCTTAATTATTTGGTTGGCGCGCTTATAGTGGTACTCCATGGCCTCATCAATTGAAGCCGACTGCCGACAAAATAGGTCAATAACCGTTAGCCCGTAGTCGCTCACGCCAAGCGTAGCGAGTGCTTTATAGCAAGCGGTGGTTGAGTAGGCAAGGTCCCAGTTTCCAATAATACACAGGTACGCGCTAAATGGCTTGGGCTTTACCATTCTAATCATACTCTCCTTAATGCGCTTACCCACCTTAATGGGGGTGTTATAAAACTCGTTGCTTAGGGTCGCTCGGTCGTTTTTATACTGTTCAATTTTGCGGAGACAATCCGCTCTACTCACCCTCTCCTCCCAGCTTGGTTTCCAGTGGGGGCTGTCGGGGTTGGCCTCAATTTCGGAGTAGTACTTGGTAGTTAGGTTTACGAGGTAAACTTTACTATACTTTTCGGTAATAACCTGGTTTTTTCGGGTATCAACCTTTTTAAAATTAAAGCCTTTCTTTTTAAGCAGTGCGGCAATAAAGCCTTTCTCAACAAAGTAGTTGTTGTTAATTATGGTTCGCTCGCTCTTTTTACCAAAAGCCCCCTGTATATCGCCCGTTACCTTATCGGCGTACTCGTTAACCAGGCTAGTATTGAGCGCCCTTTTTTTGTCCTCAATATCATCAATAGAGGTGTAGTCGAGCCTATTGCCGTTTGCCCGCAGCCCCCTGAATGGCTGGTCAATACCCAGCGCCATAAAGTTGCACCTGTCGGTGGTTTGAAACTGCCCCTCGGCCCAACTGCCGTATGCCTTTTGTAACCCAAAATCTTTAATTATGCGGTTGTTGGCTTCAAATTGCACCTGCATATCCTGAAGCAGCATCATGGCACGAAGCTCGTTGGCACCCACGGTTAAAAAGAACTTGGCCAGCTTACTTTGCTTTAGCGCAAATGGGTAGCCAAGGTTGGCGTGCGTGCTCTTTGCGCCGCCCCGGTATATGAGGTTAAATAGCGTTATAAAGGGCTGTGAGTAGAGGTCCTTGTACACGTCCTTATGAAACCAGGCGCAATCGCTATCGGCAAGCGGTATGGGGGTATCCATACCAAAGTAGTAGTTAAAAAACTCGCCGTAGTTATCGGGCTTAAGCAGGCGGGCAATACGTGCCTCCTGCGCTGCCGGAGTTTCCTTAACAATGCTTTCAATTGTGGCCCTGTTAATTTCCTGCGTGCGAATTTTGTACCGCTCCAGTAAATCTTTATACTCTTTTTTTGTCATATCGCGCCGGTGTGTAGAATAGGGATATCTGTTTTAGCCTGGTGGCCGTCATGGCCATTGGTAGCTTGCCGTGCTGGCGAAGGTTTTTAAACCCCTGCTTGCTAATGATACGAACCCGCCCCATAATTTTTAGCACAAAAAACTGCTGATTGTGTTTGCGGTGCAGCCTCATTGCTTTGCGCTTAATTTTTCGCAGTCGCCAAATGGTTAGCCCTTTTTTGATATACGAAAAAGACTCTTTAAAATCGTTTGAAAGCTCCTTTAAAAACTCGTTAAGCCACTTTTTAAGCATAGCTACATATTTTCGTTTAGCGCCTCGGCGGTAAGTTTAGTAATAATGGTTTCGGATGTGGCTCGGGTAATTTTAAGCACCATGAGCGCCTTTTCTTTGGCCACCTTGCCCTTGGCGTTCTGAACGCTCTTGGTAAGCTCGTCGGTTAGCATCTCGTAGCTCTCGTGCATAAACGATAGCACCTTGCGCTTATCGCTAAGCTTTTCAAAGGCGCTGGCATACTTTGCCGCCTCGTCGGGCTTTATGGTGGGCACCTCGCCATTTTTAAGGGCAATAAAACTTTCGAGAATGGTTTGCCTTAGCTCGCCTAGGGCAATGTAGTTGCTTTGTCGTGCCAGCTCCCAGTTACCCTCCTTTGCCCATTTGCGCACGGTAGTGGCAGCCATTCCAATTATTTCGGAAATAACCTCTACCACAAAGCCTTTCATGTATAGGTCTCGCCCGTGCTGTTTTTTTTGTTCAGAAACCTCCTTGGATAGTCGTGCCATAGCTATAGTGATTATTTCGACAAAATTGGCTAATTCCACCATGTTTTTGATAAAAATAGGAAAGCCTTGCATAGAAGTAGGAAAGGCTTTCCTACTTCTATGCAAGGCTTTCACATATTTGGGCATTTAATAATTTGATGATATAGTTTTGAGGCGTAAACAATAGCTAAAATTCTATGACAAAGAAAGAGCGTGAGCTACCCGAAGCACTGGAGATACCTTTTGTTATTTGCGATAACACGGTTAACCGTAAGGGGTGGCGATTATTAGTTGAAGGGATAGACAGCACTGGCTTTCTGAACAACCCCGTTTGCTGCGTGCAGCATAACACCTGGAGCGTACCGGTGGGCAAATGGAAGCACTTAAAGGTTGAGAATAGCACACTAAGTGGTGTTGTTGAATTCGACCGCCACGACGATGAAGCGGTTAAACTGTACTGGAAGTACAAAGACGGCTATATGAATGCCGTAAGCCTGCACGTTATTCCCTTAACCGAAAGCGAAGAACCTGCCCTACTATTGCCCGGACAGAAGTACGCCACAATCACAACAAGCGAGCTGCTTGAGATTAGCCTGGTAACCGTGCCAGGACAAAAAAACGCCATAAAGCTTTGTACCCCCGATGGGGAGAATTATTCGCTAAACCTAATAACAGAAAAACAAACAAATCCAAAACCAAAGATGGACGGAAAAGAGAAAGAAAACGCCGAGGCTAGGGAGTTAGAACTCAAAGGCCTAAGGGAGCAGTTGGCGGCCCAGCACAAGCTAAACGCCAAAAACCTTATTAAGCTTCACGTTCAGCGTGGGGTGGTGCAGGATGGCGAGGTGGAGCACCTTACCAAACTTGCCGAGACCGATTGCGAAACCGTTGAAAAGATGCTAGACGCCAGAACCCCAGCTGAGGCTAAGGCAGAAAAAACCAACGGCAAGGAGCAAAAGGGTGCCGACGAGGCTAAAAGGCTTGCCGAGCAGCTTAAAGCGTTTGCCCAGGGGCAGGGTGGGGCAAAAACCCCAACCGAACGCGAGGCATGGACAATGCTTGACTGGTTTAAAAAGGACCCCGACGGGTTGGCGCTCATGGCAAAGGACGAGCCTGAGAAATACAAGGCGATGGACGATGCTTTTAAG